GCTTTTTTTAAATTAACAGAAAATATTATCCATACTTTTAAATTTTATTACACTGAAGTAGATAACATTGAGGATTTACAACATGAAGTAATTTCATTTTTACTCTCTAAAATTCATTTATTCAACCCAGAAAAAGGAGCTAAAGCATATTCATATTTTGGAACTATAGCTAAACGTTATCTTATTATCTCAAATACTAAAAATTATAAGAAACGAGTAGACAAAGCACCTGTTGAAGAATTAGAATCAGATGAAAGACATAGTTACAATATTGATGATACACCTATTAATCAAAAGTTAAATATGTTTATGGATCAATATGTTGATTATTGTACTAAGAATATTCATACATTGTTTTCTAAAGATGGAGATGCTAAAATAGCAGATGCAATTTTAGAATTATTCCGTAAAAGAGAAAGTATAGAAATATTTAATAAAAAAGCACTGTATATATACATTCGAGAAATAATTGATGCTAAGACACCTAAAATCACTAAAATAGCTAATAAACTTTATGATATATTTAAAGAACATTATTATTTCTATTTAGAGAATGGTTATACAAATTTTCCATAATCATATTTATGGATAAATAAATATCATGAATGGTTTAGATAATATTATATTTGGTGGTAAAAAATTTTCCGATATATTAGAAGAGATATATAATAATCAAAAGAAAAAAGAAAAACAAATCTCTGCTCTTATATCAGAATTAAAACCATTAGTAAATGAGATAGGAGACGCTACTTTAATTGTTCCTTTAATTAAAGAATACTTAGAAATAAGTGTTAAAAATGATGAGCAATTAATTAAAATGGCTACTATTATCCAACGTATTATGAGTAATAATGGAACCGCTGAAGGCGGTTTTGGTATTTCTGAAGAAGAAAAAGCTCAATTATTAGCTGAAATAGACAAGTTTAAAGAAGGAGGTGAATAATGAGTATCAATGTTAAATTTGGTTTTGGTAATACTGTTAAATATAATGCTCCTCAATTAGATGTAAAATCCTCTACAGTAACTAAAGGTATTTTTTCTAGTAGAGTTAGAGATATTATATTAGATAATACTCATCCTCGATTTGATGAGTTTGGAGAATGGAATGGAATTGGAACAATTTTTATTGAACCAACAACTCAACCTAGCATCAAAAATAAAATTCCTCTTATCCCAGCATTCCCTGCTTTTCCTAATATTAAACATTATCCTTTACTAAACGAATTAGTCCCAGTTATATATTTAGCAGATCCTAATGTAACTGAAGATACTTCAGCTGTATCTGCTTATTATTTACCACCTATAAATGTTTGGAATAGTCAAGTACATAATGCTGTACCATCAACTAATATCACTCCTGAATTAGAGAATAAAGAATATCCTTTAGTTGAAGCTGGATCAGTTAGAAGAGTAACAGATCAAGATACTGATATAGAATTAGGGAAAACTTTTAATGAAAATAATGTTTTAAATAATCGTCCTCTTTTATCATATGAAGGAGATATAATTTATGAAGGACGTTTTGGTAATTCTATAAGATTTGGATCAACAGTTAATAATACTAAATTAGCTAATCCTTGGTCTTTTGAAGGTAAAAATGGTTCACCTATTATTATTATTAAAAATGGACAATCTACTGAGACTGATGCTTCTCAACCTTGGGTCCCTACTGTTGAAAATATAAATATTGATGAATCATCTATTTATCTAACCTCAACACAGCAAATCCCATTAGAATTATCAACTGAAAATCTAGACTCATATGATGGACTATTAGAAACTCCAACTATACCTGAATTATATAGTGGCAAACAGATTCTTTTAAACTCAGGAAGATTAGTATTTAATGCTAAAAATGATCATATTATATTAAGTGCGGACAAATCAGTTCATTTAGTATCAAATAATTCACTTAATTTTGATACAACTGATAAAATATCTATGACTACTAATATGTCCTTTGGTAAAATTACTTTAACCTCACCTAAAATACATTTAGGTTTAAATGAAGGAACTGAAGGATACGTTGGATCTGAACTTCAATCTTTAGTTTTAGGAGAAAATCTTATACAAACATTATCTAGCATAATAGATGCCTTAGATGGTGTAGCTAAAGCGTTATATGTAGCCACTGCTACTGGGGCTGAGGTTTCCTACCCTATAGTTTCTTTAAATAAAGAAGGTATTATACTTGGAGGACAAGTAACCTTATTAAAAGACTCTTTAAATATTTTATTATCTAAAAGTGTAAAAACCATCTAATGCCAATTAATTTACCTGTAAATTCTTCAGATGTTGCCTCTCTTGTTACTATTGGAGTTAATGATAGTGGCTCAGGTACTAGTGGTTCTAGCCAAGTAAATAATGTTTCTCCTCAAATTGATACTAAAGTATATATTAGTGGAAAAGTTACAAATGAAAAAGGAGATCCTATATCTAATGTTAAAGTTACATTTAACCAAGTTCCTAGAACAAATATAACAGCTGTTGTGACAACTGCTGTAGAAAATACTCTAGATCAAGGTAGTTCTAATACTCCTATAATTATTAAACCTATAGTTAAGAGTGTTACTGCAGATGCCAATGGAGAATGGTCTTTTACATTTGCTAAAACTGAGATAGATATTAAAGCTGTTAAAATTTTGTTTGTAAAACAAGATTATAAAACAGAACAAATACCTTTAGCTAATTTTAGATCAACTGAATACCCAAATAATGTATCTGAACCTAAAAAAACATCAACCCCAGATACTGAACCTCCATATGTTTACACTGTTGGTAATGAACAGTTTTCAAGTAATGAACAATATAAAGCTCAAACTAAAGCATTAGATTATTATAATAAAGCTATAGATCCTCAATATAAAGGAGCTACTCTTTATAATATAAATAAAACTCTTTTTCCCTCTCCTAAACCTGGAGAACTAATTAAAGCTGCTCTCCAATCATTTGTAGAACCTATAGCAGCTGAAATAAGAAAACTAGAAAGAACATCTAATGAAAAATCAGCTAAAAAAGAAGTTCCTGGTCCTCAAAAAGTAGCTTTAACTGTAGAAATTGAAAAAGAAAATATTAAAAAAAGATTAATACCTTTTATAATAAAATTATTAATACCTTTTGGTATGGTGGCAGTACAAGCTGTAATATCTAAGATACCTTTAGTTGATATAAAAGATCAAATTCTTTGTCCTCGTCAAGATAAAATACTAGAATTAATTAAAAAAAGAAATAAATTAGTTAGACAAATAAATAGTATTTACTCAAAAATAAAAAAAGTTGAAAAAGGTTTACGAATTACAAATAGTATATTAACAGGTCTTCAAATAGGTATATCTATTATAGAACTTATACCTTACCCAGCAACTGGAGTTCCACCCATATTACCACCATTAACTTCAGGAATTATAGAAAAAACAGGTAGTGTTAAAGATAAATTAAAAGAACGACTAAAACAAGCTAAAATAGTTGTTAATATCCTCACACTATCTGCTGCTGCGTTTGGAGCTATATTAGGTATATTGTTACGTTTATTAAACGCTTTAGATGTTTTAATTCAAGAATGTTCTCAAAGTCAAGATGTACCATTTGAAACCATTAATACTGAATTAAATACTTTAGTTAACACATCAACAGGTATAAGTAATAGTAATGTGATATCATCACTTCAAGGAGATGAAGGAGCAACTCAAATAGAAGATAATGCTTATAATGGATTTAAATTAGAAATTAAATTAGATGAAGCAAATACCAATAAATACCCAAAACGTTTTGCTCAAGCTTTAAATAAACAAGGTGTTCCTGTATTAAAAACAGATTCATCGTTCGCTTCTGACCCACAAGTTTTACTAGACCAATTAAAATTCATTATAGACTCAAATCCTCAGTTAACAGCTGAATAATTAAATATTTATATATATGAAAACAGATATTTTAAAAAAATTAATTAAAGAAGCAGTTCGTGAAGCAATTCAAGAAGAAATTAAAGACATACTTCTTGAAGCTGTACGTTCTCCTAAAACTGTAGTTAATGAAAATGCTAACCCTATTCCTTATTCTACAAAACATACAACAACCAACATAAACCCAGACATTAAACGTAACTTACGTAATATGATTGGTGGTGAATTTGACACTACAATTTCCGCTAATTCATCACATGTTAGACCAGCTTACACTCCTCCCCCAGTTAATACAGCAGGTGAAGGATCAAGTCTACCTGGAGGTGAAGTAAGTTTAGATCAAATAATGGGATTAATGACTACTAAATAATGGCCGTTAGATTACCAAATAAACATCCTTTAGATATAAACAAGCGAGTGGCTGTGGGGATATCTATTCCTTTTAATGGAACAGGTACTTCAACTGGTAATCTTTTGTTTGCTCAAACAGGATTTACAGAAAATCTATCTCCAACATATTCAACAGGTAATTCAATATTTAATTTAACTTACACAACTACAGAACAAATTAAATCAAATATAATTAATTATGTTTTAACTAATAAAGGTGAACGTGTTCTAAACCCTAATTTTGGATCTAATTTAAGAGCTTTTATATTTGAAAACATAACAGAATCAAATTTAAGAGCTTTAGAAATGAAACTCACTAGTGATATTAAAGATAATTTCCCTAGTGTAAATGTTATTTCTTTAACATTAACCCCAGCTTATGAAGAAAATGCTATTCAATTGGATATTGTTTATTCAATTTATGGTAATGAAGCTCAAAATATACAAATAACATTCTAAATATGGCTACTGAAAATAGAGATATAAAATATATAAATAAAGATTTTGGTGATTTAAGGAATGCTCTTATTGAGTATACCAAAACTTATTTCCCATCAACATATAATGATTTCTCTCCTTCATCCCCAGGTATGTTATTCCTTGAGATGTCAGCATATGTAGGTGATGTTTTATCTTTTTATCTTGACAATCAAATACAAGAAAATTTTATTCAATTTGCTCGTCAACAAAATAATCTCTATACTTTAGCCTATATGTTAGGTTATAGACCTAAAGTAACAGGTGTAGCAGTAGTAGATGTTGACATATACCAGCAAATCCCATCTAAAATAACATTAGGTGAATCTTCTCCTGACTACACATACTCTGTTTTTATTAACAATAATACAGTTCTGAAATCAAGTCTAGTAGGTACTACTGATTTCATAATCCAAGACACAGTAGATTTCACAATCTCAAGTTCCTCAGACCCTACACAAGTTAGTATTTTAACTATAGATACTGTCACTAATCAACCTGAATTTTATCTTCTTAAAAAAACTCGTAAAGCTATATCAGCTAATATACAAACTGCTACTTTTACTTTTGGTGCTCCTCAACGATTCCAAACAGTAGAAATAAATAGTGCCGACATAGTAGGAATATTAGATGTAACAGACAGTAATAGAAATAAATGGTATGAGGTGCCATATTTAGCTCAAGAAATGGTGTATGATAATATAAAAAACACCACTTCTGACTCAGGTGAAGTACCATATTTACTACAGCTCTTTAAAGCTCCTAGACGATTTGTTACTCGATTTACATCACCAACTACATTACAAATCCAATTTGGTGCTGGTACAACAACATCTAATGTTGAAGAAGAAATTAT